CTGGCTCTATACTTCCTGTAAGACTGGCTTGCAGTGTGGAGGTAGTTCGAATACGTTTCATCGCCTCTTGCCTCTGTCCTGACTGTTTTCCTCTTAGTAGCAGTTGGCACTGGAACAGTGTTAAAGATCCGATCAAAGATGAACCCAGACCTCTGGTCTAGCTCGGCGTACGCCTCGATGTTTTGCTCCTCTGTGTATGCAATGTAGACGATTGGCTCATCGTCGTCCATGACCTGTGCAGAGTCCTCAAGACCCTTCTGGAAATCTGGCCAGATTCCTGAAGGTGTTCCTGCCCTGAGGTTCTCTAGAGCCACATTTACCTCCGCTTCCCTCTCTGCGTCTCCTTGGATTATGCATGTAGTCTTCACAGACCTAGGTAGTGAACCAGGAAGCAGGGCATACCGTAGCTCTAGAGTAGAGGCTTCTTGGGCAGTGCGACAAACGGAGGCTTCAATCAAGAGCAGAGACCTTAGTGCAGTCACGTAGGACATGAAATCAGTCAGACAGCTGAACTGACTTAGGTACGTCCCTAGTCCACTAGAGTCTATCCTGACCATACCTTGTGTGTTTCGCATGTGATACAGGTCGTGCACAGACTTTGAAGTTGTCTCCGATAGTCTCTTAGTGCTCACCCCCTCTTTTATACGGCTATAGACCACGGGTGTCCGAACCGACCCTGGGGAGCCCCACATAGCGCATCCAAGATCCCAAATGAGCTGGCCGTTCCCACCTGCCTTCTGGACGTATGTGGCAATCACAGCTAGCTTATCCACCACCCTCTTGACTGGTGATTCTCCAGCATATCTTTCGCCACTGAATGTGTAGACAGACGCGGACCTCCCAGGGGTGAACTTCTCCCCTTGAGGCATGGCATCATACATTGAACAGTAGCGATACCTCTCGACCGGGCAGCTAGGTGCAAGAGGGAGACATTGGGCTATCAGAACCGAGCCCCGTATGCCTTCCCTCCTCGCAAGGCAGGAGGTGTAATCTGGCAAGGTATGGTTGCACACACTTATATTGTTGTATGCATAGTACGACTCCCTGATCTGCGACGTTATGTCATAAGCCTCATGTCTGGTCAAATCCCAATGCCTGGTTGCTGCCATGGGTCTCAAGAGGTGGGCAAGTGCTCTGCTGTTACCTCTCTTGAGGATCCGTATGAGGGAAGACCTCACTTTGAATGGAAACATCTGAGCCACTAGTTCATTCTTGTATGCTCTATCCACCAGGGCAGAGGCATGGGCAGCCGGAGTCGTCTGGCCTAGCAATTCAAGTATCGATGCGTCCCAAGTGCATGACTTGATTATGAACTTCGCTTCCCACTTGGCATTGTCAGACATGTCCATGCCTAGCATGGCCCGGAACACTGGTGATTCACACTGAGCCTCCATGCGCTTCCTGATAATGCGCATTATAGAGCTAGTTGGGTCCTGAACTGCTGCGCATCTGACTGTCTTTATGGACCCCATTAGGTCCTCGAGAGAAGCCTCCTTGAAATCCTGCCCAACCGTGGCAGAAAATGCCAGAGCTAGCGGGTGCCTCCTGCTGAACCCGGTTAGCTTGTCAGCTATGCTGCATATGGCATACACGTACCTTGCAAGCGGGTCTTTCGACTCCTGACTTAGCCAAGGCATGAACAGAGGTAGCCCCCAGCCCCCAAAGCTCCTCGGAGCAATAGCAGCATTAAGTACAAGACTGCCTCGTCTAATCTGGCTCATCACCTCGTTGGAAGTCATGACTGCAAGTAGGCAACACCTGTGCATGGCCATCAGGTAACAGACAATGGGATCAGCCCCTCTTGACACTGCAGACAGATAAGCGCCACACACCGTGTCAAACTGGGTGTGGACAGATGCAAACCGTCTGTTCCATTCCTTGTCTGCCTTCGCCATCACCTTCATGGGCATCTGCACCTCCGACCCCTCGCAGAAGAACCTGTTCAGGAATATGAACTTGATCGACGAGTAGATAGTCTTGACAAAGTCTATCCCTGCGGCAAGCCTGCCCCAAGTGTCACAAGTGATCTTGAAGTGCTCATCTGCCGCTCTTTGTTTCTGTTCATCATCTCCATGCAGCTCGATAGCTTGGACAGCGTCGTCTATGAGACCAGCAGTGACTGCAGCATCTTCCTTTGCCAACACTCCCTGTCGTTTGGACCTATTCACACTGAAAAGGCTCATGTGGACATTCAGCAACGTGTCATGAGTACCTGTCCAGCCTTGGAACAGGCCTGTCCTCACCGGGATCGCATTGATGTACCCCCTCTTGTTGAGTACTGCTTGGATCTCTCCCCATATCTTGACGAGCTTAAACCCCGGATGTGCCTTTGTTGTCCCAGCACAGTAGTCATGGTGCCTTGCCCACGCTTCACGATCTCCAGAAGGGCTCCACCCGGACACGTCATTTGAGATGATGATTGCCTTGGTTTTCGCCCCTGGCCTAGTATAGGTGCAGACCCTGTCAAACAGACGCTGGACTTTGTAGTCCGGCTTCCTGCTGGTTGCTCCATCATATAGTCTGCACAGAGGGACAGCACACAAGTCGTAGTCAGTCGTTGCCTCCCTGGTTATGTCGTCAGCTGACCAGGTCTCTCTGCACTTCTTCCCAGGCTTCGTATTCTCATTCTTCGCTGCCATCATTGCAATTGGTTGCCAGTCTACTCTGTCCTCGATTATCTCCCTCTTGGCGTCGGCTGGCACCTTATCCCCACTGAGCAGTGGTGCTTTCTTCAGGGCATATAGAAGTTCGCTGTGCTCCCATTGCTGCATTTTGACCTTTGGCTTCATGTTAGTATACGGGGTCAAGTCTGCCTGTACCCTTGTTACATCTGCTGCGCCCCAGTACCAGAGAGACATGTTATCTGTGTAGTTGAAGTGAGCACTCAGCCATGCTTTTCCGAAGTCTGCCACTGCAGGTAGGACGAACTTTCCGGAGATGCATGCCTTCCACCATTTCTGGTCCTGCGGCACATAGTCAGCGACATGCTCGATCTTGGGCTCCTTCCTTGTTGATATTAGAACCTTACAGAGATCGTAAGATTTGCAATACCCGAGAAATTCCTCGAATAGCTCCTGGTCAGCCTTCTTAGCATTAGCCATTGTTACAGATGCCTTCTTGAACAAGTCTCTAGGGTCACAGTCGGGCGATGGGACCCCATAGTAGAGCGTAGCCATGTCAAGCTTTGCTCGGTCGGGTATCTCTAAGCTGTACAGCAGGTCGTGCCAGTACACCCTCATGGGGATGATCTCTGCTATTGCTGCCCTGAGCTGCTGGCTTTTGTCCTCCCAATGGACCTTCAAGGTTTCTGCACTGCTATGGAACTCATTCTGGATAAGTGCCAGAGACTGCTTCATGCTGTTTGCCAGCCACGTGCTGAATCCCGAACTCTCCATGGCTCTGACCATCCAGTCTCTTGCTTTGTTTAATGCCTCCAGCATGTTGTACCTTTGCTGGTCCAGCATACCACAGATCCTGTAATTCGACACGTACTGGTAATTGCCTTCCCATCTCTTGGACACGTTGAACACCTGATCTATCGATGCATGGTCCAGCACATATATCGCATCATGGAACACCAGAATGAACATGTTCACAACCCTGTAAGCCTCTTTGCAACCGAGTGCAACACCGGCTCTCATCTCTTTGAAAGAGAACCACTGTACCGGGACATCAGAGCTCCCAAGCTTCAGCATCTCATGAGCCTCTTTGCTCTCGCGACAAACGGATGCGGTTTTGGTGAAAGACATAGCAAAGTACCAATTGTGCATGCTCCTCCACTCAGCAGGGCCTTGGAAATGGGGGACCACGCCCTCGTTTTGGGCAAGGTCTCTTCTGTACTTCGTCCTGACCATTTCCCCAAGCAAGCCGGATATGCAGCTCGTGTTCCAGATGTCATATACTAGGTCCCAAGCAGCGGATGACTTGGTTTGGACGTCCTCATTAGCAACTGCCTGGTATTTACCTGAAAGGTACCCGTGAACGACCCTGAATGTGGCATCAGAGTCAGACCAGACATCTTTCTCAGGGTGAACAGCCAGGATATTGGAGAGGACTTTACCAACTGCCCGAGTGAATAGGAAATTGTCTATGTTACTCTTGTCTACCAGGTGCTGGGTGCAGAATCTCTGGAACATCTCGTCCTCAGACGGGTCCTCATGGGCCACAGAGGACATGTACTCTCTGTCTAGCTCTTCGACCAGGGCTTGGTACAGGATGATCTCGTCGAAGGTCTTCTCTCTGGCCCTTGGGTTCCCAAACCTATACAAAGGTGCATTACTGTCCCCAGCGTGGAGGAACAGCAGGAACCTGTTCAGGGTTTGGTCCTTATACCTGGGAACATCAAAGACTTGAGCCATACCGACAGCAGACAAAAAAGAAGCACACGTCTTGCGAATGTTTAACAACCAGGTTTCCTACGATTGTTC